ATGCGCCTTTAGGTGGCATTGATTTATTAAACACTAATTATGTTAAACCGAAATACATTCCTTTGGAGTATGGTGGGTCCCCCGGTATAGAGAGTATAATGAAGAAGACCACTATCATGGAGACACCTGCTGACAGAAACATGTTGGTAATGAACCGCATTATGAAACAGGGTGGTGTAAACCAATCCCGCGACCCACGGCTCATGGCCCAACTAGCACAGGTTCTTGGAAGAGATGGCTAAAGCTCCCATAAATTATGAAGATGACTTTACCGTTGAAGACGAGACGGTTTTATCCAGACTAGAAGAACGGGACAGGGCCCCCGAGGTTAGTTCAGGTGACATATACAAAACAGGTGCCTATGCGGGTATGATGTTACCGTCTGCAGGTTTCGCAGACTACTTTGGACAATACCCTAATCCTGAAAAAGCAGGATCCTTTCTGCCTTCTTTTGATGAAAATGTAAACAAAGGTGAATACTTTAATGCGGCCATGCAGTTCTTAGGAGCTGCGGGAGATGCTTCGTATACAATACCTACAATAGGGACTGTTACAGGCACAGGGTTAAAAGCGTTAGCTCTTGGCGGCAAGTTATCAAAAGTGCAACTATCTAAACTAATGGATGGTATTGGTGCCTATATGACTAAGACGAATGATCCGATGCTTGCCATGGCAGGTGGTCCTAATATTAACATAGGTTCCTCGATTACAAAGATGGAAGGTACTTCTTCTGGAGGAGCTAAAGTTACGGATGATTTAAACCTAGGTTCAGGCAGCTTGTTTGCTCCGCAAGAAAAAGCAGGCCGCCGTCTTTTGGTTTTGTCTTGTAGTGATACTAAGTGTCCGGATGTTGGGGACAAGGAAGCTATTGATCGTTATTTAGGTCCTGTGTTTAAAAGTTTGAAGGCTATGGGAACTCCTGCGGATGTTGATGTAGCAATAATGTCAGCTAAACATGGGCTGATCAGGGCGGATACTCCTATAAAAAATTACGATGAGAGGATGAGCCCTAAGAAGGCGGATATGTTTAAACAAGATGCTGTTCAGATGAACAGGATCAAAAACACCTTAGACGGATATGATAATGTTATTGTTCAGGGTGGTAAGGATTACAAAGATGTAATACGAGCCGCAGCAGGTGATGCGAAGATCACGGAGGTACCGGGTGGTCGAGGTATTGGAGATCAACGATCGGCAATGAAACAGGCTATAGCTTTTGGTAAGATAGATACTCCTGTGTACCATTATTCAAGAAATGTTGAAAAAGGATTTACTAAGTTTGATGATTCGGATGCGGGGTATGATCTTTTAAGTCATTTAGGACAACATGTGGGATCAACACCTCTTGCGGCCAAAGAAAGATTTATTAATCAAAATTTCACGGGTCCTGTAAAAACATTTTATTTGCAGACAAAAGATTTAGACAAGGCTATAAAAATGGCCAAAGAGAGAGATCCAAGAGATGCTATAATGATTCCACCTAGCGGTAATTTAGGAAAAGATAAAAGTGGTAAGCTTATTCCTAGAAAAGGTTATGGAGGAAGTATACCTTTAAAAGCTGATTTAAGTAGACCTTTTTTAGATCCTAAGACAAATAAACCTTTTACAGAAGCAGGACTAAGAAAATGGGTAGAGAGCTATAAACCTGAGTTAGCTACTGTGGATCAATCTTTTCAAACAGCAAGAACATTAAGATCAGGTCTGGCGGTAGAGGGTTACACTCACATACCGTATGTAAATGATGTAGAGGATGCGGGCAATGTATCGTACATAATGTTAACCGATCGACCCGAAGGCAGCACTAAGGTTTTGCAAAGTCCTGCCGCTAAAAAAAATCCTGCCAAGTTTGACAATTCAGATTTTATGATGGAGGACGGCGGCGTAGTAAGTTTGAAAGACAAAGCGGTAAACATGAACCGCGGCCCACGGGGCATAGAGCCTTTTATAAAATATATGCAAAGAGGCGGCCAAGTTGGTGAATCTTCCGAGCAACCCACTGTTGCGGAAGTACAAGAAAAAATAGATAAGTTTGTTAAAATGCAAGAGGCTTATGATGTAGCCGATCGTATCTCGCCTCAAACTCCTTTTTCTAAATACAGCAGTCCCGAAGATCCAAACTTTATTCCAAACAAAGAAGTTAACCCTGAAATTTATAAGCAGTATCAAGGTTACAAAAGCAGCGTTGAGTTTGGTGATACGGAAACGGGGATGGATTTATTAGGAGCCACTAAGTTTGATCCGTTGCTTCAAGCGGGTCTTAGAGATATGAGAAGCCTTTCTGATTACGCTCAGGTTATTAAACAGCCAAGAAGTCATTCTATAAATGACGCTCTTAATGTTGGTGGTATGTATAACCCTATAAGTAATAGTTTGATGGTAATGCCTAATGCTATGTCAGGAGAAACCTTGGCACACGAGCTTATGCACAAAGGAGCTGAATATTTATCTAGGGACAGTAAGGCTCTTCAAAGTTTGAGGAGAGGTGGTAAGACCGAGCACAGATATATTCAGGCGGTCGTAAATACATCTTTTATGAATAAGATGATGAATGAGCAGGCCTCTTATCTTAATAGAATTTTTTCTCAAGAAGGTCTTTCTGAGCAACGTAAAGCAAACATTAAAAGCGCAGTCTTTGCAGAAAACAAAAACACTCTACTAACCGAAGTAAGTAGAGTAATGGATATATATTACTCGCCTGAAAATAGAAGCACCTTATTTTCTGAATTAGAAAAACGATTGGATATAACTCCTAGCATGCTTGCGGATATACAGCGTGGCGATCTACAGGTTGACTTGGAGACTGTTAAAGAAATTTTTTCAATAGCTAATGAAGTTATGGCAAATGATTTTGCAGCTAGTCGATTTGGGGAAAATTTTAAAAAAGCTTTTGACAAAAGCGATAGACAAGAAGGTTTTTTTGATATGAGACTTTTGGAAAAACCTCAAGAACAACCTATAGAACAAATGCCCCCTAGAGGCATGGCTCAAGGCGGTGTTATAGGTCTGAAGGACAGGGCTGTTAAAATGCACAGACGTATGGTAGGATAAGCAAAAGGAGAATTACATGGCAAGAGAACCGATAGGCAGCATGATGGAAGAGGTACCCTCTCAGTTGGACGAAGAGGAGTTAGCTGCTGAAGTAGAAATAGAAATGCCTGACAGTCTTGATATGGGTCCTATCCCAGAGAATGTAGAAATTATGGAAGAAGATGATGGAAGTGTTATCGTTGATTTTGAGCCACAGGATCAACGAGGCACGACTGAAGATTTTTCTGCCAACTTAGCTGAAGAGATGCCGGATGGTTTACTGGGTAGGATTGCCAGTGAGTTAACAGGTGAGTTTGATGAAAACAAGAGTGGCAGACAGGAATGGGAAGATGCTTTCGCTAACGGTTTGGAGTTGTTGGGATTTAGTTACGAAGAACGATCACAGCCCTTCAGAGGCGCGAGCGGTGTCACGCACCCCTTGCTTGCCGAGTCAGCCACACAGTTCCAAGCTCAAGCGTTTAATGAGTTGTTGCCTCCCACTGGACCCGTGCGAACTACCGTGCTTGGATCGAGCACTCCTGAAAAAGAAGACCAAGCTCAACGCGTAAAGGAGTTTATGAACTACTACATAACGTGTGAGATGGAAGAGTATACCCCTGAGTTAGATCAAATGTTATTCTTTTTGCCACTAGCGGGTAGTACGTTCAAGAAGGTTTATTATGATGAGAACTTGGATCGAGCTGTAAGTAAGTTTGTTCCGGCTGAGAATTTAATTGTACCTTACAACACGAGTGGTTTAGAGACGTGTCCTAATATCACACAAGTTTTAAAGATGAGCTTGAATGATTTAAGAAAGAGGCAGGTAGCTGGTTTTTACAGGGATATACCTGTTGTGCCTGCTCAAGCTGAATCAGGGAGTTTAAGCGATGAGATAGAGAGAATTGATGGCATGTATCCATCACAGATTGATTATGATTGCACGTTACTGGAATGTCATGTAGATCTGGATTTAGAAGGATATGAAGAGCTTGGCGAAGATGATGAGCCCACAGGTATAAAGGTACCGTATGTTGTGACAATATCACAGGATAATGGCCAGATACTGTCAATTCGCAGGAACTACAGAGAAGATGATGAGAAGAAGGCTAAGATACAATATTTTGTACATTACAAGTTTCTCCCAGGCTTTGGTTTCTATGGATTAGGTTTGATACACACTATAGGTGGTTTATCGCGAACCGCGACTGCCGCATTAAGGCAGTTGATTGATGCGGGTACATTATCGAACCTTCCAGCAGGATTTAAGGCCCGCGGTCTACGGATCAGGGATGATGATGAACCTTTACAGCCGGGAGAGTTTAGAGACGTAGATGCTCCGGGTGGTGATATAAAAGCGAGCTTAATGCCGTTGCCATTCAAGGGACCTGATCAGACTTTGATGCAGTTATTAGGGTTTGTAGTTGATGCGGGACAGCGATTCGCTACCATAACGGACTTGAAAGTTGGTGATGGAAATCAAAATGCAGCTGTGGGTACTACGATCGCTATGTTGGAACAGGGATCACGGGTCATGTCTGCGGTTCATAAACGATTACATTATGCGATGAAGCTGGAGTTCAAGCTGTTATCTAAAGTTATGTCTGAGTTTTTACCTGACGAGTATCCGTATAGTATCACGGGTGTTGACGGTAGTATTAGACGAGAAGACTTTGACAATAGGGTCGATGTATTACCTGTATCTAATCCAAATGTATTTAGTCAGGCCCAGAGGATATCTTTGGCACAGACCAAAATGCAGTTAGCCACGTCAGCTCCTGACATGCACAATATGTATGAAGTGTTTAGGGACATGTATGAGGCGTTGGGCGTAAGAGATATAGACAGGGTCTTGAAGAGAACACCAGAGCCGGAGGCGATACCAAAGGATCCTGCTCAGGAGAACATAGATGTTCTGGATCAGATAAAACTTACTGTTTTTGAAGGTCAGTCTCATGAAGCACACATAATGGCTCACATGGTTTTTGGATCTACACCTCTTGTGGCTCAATCACCTCCTATGGCGGTGGCTTTGCAGAAGCACATAATGGAGCACGTTAAGATTGGAGCTCGTGAAAGAGCTGCGGTTGATTTGATTCAAGCTGGGGGTGGTCAGGCTATTTCTGAAGAGCAGATGATTGATATGGAAGCCAAGACTGCTCAGTATGTTGCAGAAGGCATGTCGCAGCTGAAAGCACTAAGCGGACAATTAAGCGGTGCAGGTCAGCCGGATCCTCTTGTAAAATTAAAAGAACAGGAGCTACAACTGAAAGCGCAGGCTGAACAGAATGATTCTCAGGTAGACAGGGCTAAACTTGGACTAGAAGAGAAAAAGGTTGAGCAGAGAGGTCAGCAGTTTGATAAGAGAATACAGAGCTCTGAGAGCATAGCGCAGGCTAGGATTGATTCCTCTCTACAACGTGAGCAAATGAAACAACAAAACAACCAAGGAGGTCAAGGTGGCTAAAGCAGGTGACAACAGAAAAGAGAAAGATTTAAGAAAAGAGTTCTTTGATGGACCAGCTTCAGACTCTATGAGCTTCGAGCAATTCCTGATAAGAGAAGGTCACGGGGATAAGGTTAAAGCTAAGAAGATGAAGGATGGCGGGGAAGTATTTGCACCTAATTCTGACTATTACAACGAGTTCTTATAAAAGTGACCGCCTTCATGTTGGTTTGTTATTTAGGCCTTAAACTAGAAGGCGGGGTGTATTTTAAAGATGTGAACCATTGTCTTATGTATAAAAATAAACTGCATAACCAAGTTGTTATGAAAGGCACAACAGAAGAAACATATCAATGTATGTGCAAACTTATACCTAATATAGATCCTAATACAGTACAGGTGTATTAATGACCGAGGAAAAAAAGAAATTAATTAACTTAGATTTAAGCAACAATTCTTTTGAGCTATCCCTTAGAATACTTGGTAACGAATTTGTAGCTATTAAGATAGGCTCAACTAACTTTAGTGGTAAACTAATAGCAGGAGGTATTTTGTTATTGTTCTTTACCTTAGTTTTGTTAGAAGGCTTTGGATTGAATGAGATATTAATAAAATGAATGTAGATACTTTTTTAAAATGGAAGATATTACCAAGATTTATGATGCTTGCTAGTACCATAATGTCTTGGAGATGTGCTGAATGGTTTATGGATTTAGATGCACC